ATGCTCTGGTTGGATCGGAGGATATTGACGAGATTCCTGAGCGTTTGAACTGATGTCTCCAGAGGAAGAGTTCTACATAAGGCATAAGTGGAACGGCAGGCTCGGCATTACAGGGGACCAGTGGGTAGAACTGCTACAGAGGAACGAGGAGTTAGACCTTCCCTGGAGCGCACCAGGAGGGGAGAGGCAGGCTGCTTCAAGGGCTAAAACAGATGATCTTATGCAGACTCTGCCGGAAGATCCTTCCTGGCTTAAAAAGGTGGCGATGTCTGGACTAGCTACCTTGTATCAAGGGTTTCAAGGAGCCAAGAACCTACAGGACCCTGATGTAGGGCTATTGGACTATTCCCCTAACTGGGCGGATTTCAAGGGTAATCTCTCCAGCATATGGAACTATAAAAGGAAGAAGAGGGGCGATTGATGCCAATACAGCGGTGTAAACTGAAGAGCGGTAAACAGGGCTGGAAATGGGGTAAGAATGGTAAATGCTACTCCTCGAAAGCCTCGGTTAAAAAACAGATGGGGGCCATATATGCAAGTGGCTACAAGGGACGGTCTAGAAAAAGCGGTTGAGATAGCGAGAGAGCTCCGAAAGAGAGAACGCTTCAACCGAATAGAATTCTACGATCCCTACCCCTACCAGAGAAAGTTTCACGATACAGGAGAGTATGCCAATCAGAGATTGCTGATGGCTGCTAACCGTATAGGCAAGAGTTATTGCGGTTCTGCTGAAATGTCGTTCCACCTCACCGGACTGTACCCGGACTGGTGGAAAGGAAGAAGGTACAGACAGCCTATTACGGCGTGGGCTGGAGGAGTCTCCAACGAGACCACTAGAGACATCGTTCAGCATGAACTTTTGGGTTCCCCAGACGACCCGGAAGCGTTTGGTTCCGGTACTATACCGAAAAACTACATAATAAAGACCGAAAGAAAACCGGGAGTCCCTAACGCTAAAAGCATGGCCCTTATTCGTCATGTAAGTGGGGGGAACTCTTCTTTATTCTTCAAAGCCTATGAAATGGGGCAGGAGAAGTGGCAGGGAAGGTCCGTAGACTGCATCTGGCTCGATGAGGAGCCGCCACGGGACATATACTCCCAGGCGGTAACCAGAACTCTGGATAGAAGGGGCATGGTGTACATGACGTTCACCCCTGAGAATGGGATGACCGAAACCGTAGCCTCTTTTATGAACAACCTGAAACCAGGCCAATCCCTTGATAACGCCACCTGGGATGACGCTACAGAGTCTGTTAGGAGCATGAAAGGCAACTCCGGGCACCTAAATCCGGGTGTTATGGAGCAGATACTGGCCTCATACAGTCCACATGAGCGTGAAATGAGGCGCTATGGCCGTCCTTCTATAGGCTCAGGACTCGTATTTCCTATAATGGAAGAGAAGATCATAATAGATCCTTTTCCGATACCAAGCCATTGGCCGCGAATATGCGGGATTGATTTCGGGTTCGATCACCCCACAGCCTGTATTTGGGCCGCTTGGGACAGAGAAGAGGACGAGTATTACATTTATGACTGCTACAGACAGGCTAAAGCCCCGCCAGCGGTTCATGCTCAGAATATACGGAATAGGCCCAGCTTTATCCCCGTTGCTTGGCCCCATGACGGCAATAGACGAGATTCTATGGGTAATCCTGGTCTAGCTGACCAGTATAGGAGCCTGGGATGCAACATGCTACCATTCATCTTTGAAAACCCGCCTGCTCTAGGTGAAAAGAAGGGTGGAAACTCCATTGAAGAGGGTATTATGTTCATCTTACAGCGGATGGAGGACGAAAAGTTCCATGTTTTCGCCACCTTGTCTGATTGGTGGGAAGAATTCAGGATGTACCACAGAAAGGAGGGTAAGATAGTCCCTCTGAACGACGATTTAATGTCAGCGACACGCTATGCGATAATGTCGATGCGTTTTGCTGTTTCAGGAGAAGATAAAACCTGGACTAAGGACCTACACTATAGGGAATACGGAATAGTTTAATGGCAAGAGAAAAGATAACTGAAGAAGAGTTAGTCGGCAGAATAGACCAGGAAATTACGGATTCTCTTGGGTATGGGGGAGATTTGTCTCTTCAACGCGAAAGAGCCATGGAATACTACTATGGAGAGCTTTTTGGCAATGAAGTTGATGGACGTTCCCAATTCGTCGATTCCACAGTGCAGGACACCATAGAATGGATAAAACCCGCTCTGATGCGTATATTTGCCTCTGGGGATCAGATGGTGACCTTCAATCCCGTAGGTCCCGAGGATGTAGCATCCGCTAAACAGGCAACCGACTACATAAACCACGTCTTTATGAAAGACAATCCCGGCTGGGAGATTCTCTACTCCTGGTTTACTGACGCTCTTCTACAGAAGAACGGTATTATAAAGGTCTGGTGGGACGAAACAGAGGAATGGAACAGGGAGGAATACAAGGGTCTTGATGAGATGGAGTTACAAGCCCTTGTGACTGACCCCAGAGTAGAGGTTTTAGAGCACACTTCTCCTGGTATGGAGTCTGACGGTACTTATGGTGAAGGGTCTAACGAAGGCCACCACGTTGTCATAACAAGAGATATGAGCCTGGGCAGGGTGCATGTAGAGAATGTACCCCCGGATGAATTCCTCATAGCAAGGATGTCTAAGACTATCCAGGACTCCAGGTTCGTCTGTCACAGGGTAAAGAAGACCTTAACCGAATTAAGGGAGATGTACGGAGACATAGATCCAGAGGATCTGACTGGCGGCACTTACGGAGAACTTGATTACAGCGCAGAGAATCAGGCTCGTTACAGATATGATGAATCTGGTTACATGGGTTTTGGGCAGGAGGAGCTCTACGGAACAGACGATTCGATGCGGGAGTATTGGCTACATGAAGCATTCATACGTGTAGACTACGACGGGGACGGCATTGCAGAGCTCAGGAAGGTTTGCCTGGTAGGCAGCAAGGTTCTCGCCAATGAAGAGGTTGACAGTGTACCGTTCGTATCCTTAACGCCTATAAAGATCCCGCACAAGTTCTTTGGCTTGTCGGTTGCAGACCTCACTATGGATCTTCAATTGATTAAGTCCACGTTGATGCGTAATCTCATGGACAATATGTACAACCAGAACTTTGGTAGGTACGCAGTCCTCGAAGGCCAAGCGAACCTAGACGACCTTCTGACACAACGTCCGGGAGGGGTGGTCAGAGTGAAGTCTCCCAATGCCGTAATGCCTCTGGCCACTCCCCCACTTCAAAACTACTCATTCCAGATGCTCCAGTATCTGGACAGTATAAGAGAGCAGAGATCCGGGGTAAGCAGCAGCACACAAGGGCTAAACGCAGATGCTCTGAAAAGCCATACTACGGCTACGGCTGTAGCGCAGGTAATGACAGCTGCTCAGGCAAGGGTTGAGCTCATTGCTCGTAATTTTGCAGAGACCGGTGTTAAGGAACTGATGAACGTTATTTACGAGCTGGTGCAGAAGAACCAGGACAAACAGAGAGTAGTCATGCTTAACAACGAGTGGGTCCCGGTACGTCCCGATATGTGGCGAGACAAAATGGATTGCTCGGTATCAGTTGGCCTTGGGCACGGTAACCGTGATCAGCAGCTGATGCACTTGACCACAATGATGCAGTTTGCTACTCAGGCAATGTCTGGAGGGCTGAACATCGTGACAGAACAGAATCTGTATAACATGGGAGCCGCACTCATAAAGAACATGGGCTTTCAGAATGTACAGGACTTCCTGACTGATCCACAGCAGGCCCCTCAGAAGGGCAATCCTGACGAGGAGATGAAGCAGGCAGAGTTACAGCTGAAGAAGGGAGAGCTGGATGTGAAGATAGCTGAAACTCAGATAAAGCAACAGAAGCTCCAAATGGAGGCTGCTGAAGCGCAGGTAAATGTTCAATTGAAGATGGCGGAACTTCAGCTTGAACGTGAGCAGAAACGACCGGTGGCCATAGGAGATACATGAGCGACGAACTAAGAGAAACTCACGCAAAAAGATTATTGGAAGACAAGCTGTTTATTGAGTCTTTCGATGTGTTGAAAACAGATTTAATGAACCGCTGGAATGCTAGTGGTTCGACAGAGCTTGAAGCCAGGGAGTCTATCTGGCTTGCAATGAGACTGCTCGACAGGATTCATGGTCATATATCGTCCATAGTGGAAACTGGGCGCATGGACAAGATGATGTCTGAGCAACACCCATTTATTTAAGGAGAATTTGACATGGCGGATACGCAAGAAGCCCCGCAAACAGAAGTACCTAATGTGAATGCGCTAGAAGGTAGTTTAGAAGAAGCGCAAAACTCTCTTTTGAAGATGATGGAACCTGAAAAGGAAACTCCAGAAACTGAAGAAGAACAGCCTACGGAAGAGGAAGAGTCTCAACCTGAAGAGGAAGACGAATCATTGGAAGAGGAGCCTGAAGAATCCGAAGAGGAGGAAGAAGGCGCTGACGACCCATCAGAAGAAGAAGAGGACCTTCTTTACGCTGTCACCGTAAATGGTGAAGAGCAGGAAGTAACCCTCGATGAGCTTATGAAGGGATATTCAAGACAGTCAGATTATACGCGAAAAACGCAAGAGATTTCCGAACAACGGAAGGAAGCTGAGGCCGTTTCACAGAAGTATGCGGCTGAGATGAATCAGATTCGGAATGAACGACAAGAGTACATGCAAACCCTTCAAAACATCATTGATAACTCCGGTCAACATTTTGACCAGTTTGTAGATGTTGATTGGGACAGTTTGCGAGAGACCAACCCGATTGAGTATGTTACGAAACGCGAGGAATACCGCGAGATACAAGAGCGTATCCAAGGTATGCAGCGTCAACAAGAGGAAGTACAGAAAAAGCAATCCCAAGATTCCCAGCAATTGCACTCTCAGACCTTAGAAAGGGAGCACCAGCTTATGGTTGATGCGTTACCTGAATGGGGTGATCCAGAAAAGCAGCGTGAGATTGGTTTGGGGTTACGGTCCTATGCTAAAGACCAGGGATTTGCCGATCAGGAGATTTCTAGCTTGGTTGACCATCGCTCGTTAATCGTACTCAGAAAAGCTATGCTTTATGACCAGCTAAATTCATCAGATGTTAAGTCGAAGAAGCTGAAGAACAAGCCTAGAGTTGTGAGGTCGGGAAAAGGTGCTCGCAAAGATGATGAGAAGAAAAGCACTCGTACTAAAACAATGAAACGTCTCCGACAAACCGGCCACGTCGATGACGCTGCCGCAGCGTTGGAGGACATCTTAAACCTCTAAGGGAGAGAACAAATGGCAATCGCTACAAATACGTCGCTGGTCTATGGATCGGTGGCGATTCGTGAAGACTTGTCTGACGTGATATACAATATCGCTCCAATGGATACACCCTTTCTTTCGGGTTGCTCGAAAATGAGTGCTGACAACACTTTCTTTGAATGGCAAGTCGATACCATAACGGCAGGTGCAGCTAATCGTCATTTAGAAGGCGATGATTCACCTGACGCTACGGCAAGGGTACTTCCAACGCGACTTGGTAACTACACTCAGATAAGTCGTTACATTGCTCAGACTTCAGGAACCGACGATGCAGTCGATTACGCAGGTCACGGCAAACATCAAGCCTACATGTTAGCTAAACTAGGCAAACGCATGAAAAGAGACATGGAAGTCATGCTCACCTCAAATACTATACGGGTTGCAGGTAACGCTACCACAGCTAGAGCAACTGCTGGTATCCCAACATGGCTGAATACATCCCATGTTGCGGGTGGTTCCGGTGGTTCGGCTTCTGCCGGTGATCTTGGTACTACTTTGATGGTAAACAATACGTCTACTGCTGCTGCTTCAGAAGCCAACATCAAAGCAACCATCAAGGAATGCTATGATGCTGGTGGCCAGCCAGATATGATGCTAGTTCCGTCT